CCATCTTTACGCTTATGAAGAAGCAAGCCGGCACCATCATTATATTTGCCAGCCCCCAATGTTGCGACAGATCTTGCATTAAGACGGTTCATAAGAGCCATTTTTTACTCCTTTCTTATACAAATTTGATCCACACACTCATCCCACTTGTGATGTGCAAATGAGTGGTTTTGATTGATTCAAGATAAACAGATTTGAAATGAGAGAATCTTACGTTATTCTGGTCTTTAATTCCATATGAATAATGCTAAATTATCATTATAAATCAATATCTTATCAAAGGCAGTAAAGTCTATATCGAGGGGCGATTACAAACCCGGAAATGGCAAGATAAAAACGGTGTTGATCGGTGTATAACAGAAGTCATATTACCTCAGTATAAAGGCGACTTAAAGCTTTTAGATGGCAAAAATGATGGTGAACAAGATCGGTCTGCTTATGACAAAAGCTTTCAAAGACCTTTTGATAGGTCTCATATCGTTATGAATGATGGTGTTCCTTTTTAAACAGAAGGCGGTGTTGTGACAAAAAATAAAAAGAGGGGACGCCCTAGGATTACAGGACAGGTAAGAGAAGCCAATGGTCGTATATCACGTGCAAAAGTACTAGGTGAATCCGTTGATAAATTGGCAATAGAGATACGTGCAAAACGCTTTAGTTTAACATTACAAGAGGCAAAAAATCCACTCTCTGGTACTTACATAGGGCGGCTTTGCTTGCAAGGCGTGATTACACAAGAGCAATATGATGCCGCGCAACAATACCTACAGATAAGAAACGACTATTTGTGTGCAAAAGGCTTGCCAAGTGCTGTTTATAATGAAATTCCGTCATCTTCTGATGATAAGGCAAGAGACAAGTGGGTAGAATTCGCAACAGAGCAGTTTATAAATATGCAAGAGGCACTTAAAGAAGCACAATGCCTCTATAAACAGTATAATCTTTATGCAGCACTACAGTACCTCGTTATAGAAGATAAAATATTACCGCATCTTGTGAATTCGCTGCGTGTTGCTCTTAACGTGCTTCAGAAGCACTTTTTATAAGTGTGCAATTATTCATAAAAATAAATAAGCATATCATTTACTATTGCAATTTCATGATTTAGATCAGCGTATCCGTTTGAAGGGAATATGAGACACGTTATCAAAAGTGCGATACTTAATACGCTTCTAAATAAAGATTTTTTTATAAACATCATTTCTAACGTTGATATACACTTTATCTGTTTAACTGATTTCCTTCGAATATATCAATATGTGTTATTTTTATGTTGACAAAGTGTAGCAAATCGTATTTAATGACATTGCTGTACTTAGGTGTATTGTATTTAGAAGATGGTCAGTGCAGTGTAAGATCCCCGCAAATGCGGGGTTTTTTATTATCTGGAGGGCGTATTTTATGACATCAGAAAATACACAGCAGGCTCCACAACCACTCGAAAAACGCATACCCCCGAGAGCTGGTCAAGGGCGGGTTAAAGGCATTCCAAATAAAATGACCCGTATTTTAAAAGAGGCAGTGGTGAGAGCTGCGGAGAATGCTGGAAATAAAATTGGCAATGAAGGCTTGGTTTCTTATTTAGAGAAGCAGGCTATGGAATGTCCAGCGGCTTATTTAGCGTTGCTTGGTAAGGTGTTGCCTTTACAGGTAACAGGTGAAGATGGGGGGTCGATTAAGATCATAGGTCGTGTAGAAATTGCCCCTTTAGGAATGAATGACGACAAGACAGATTAAGATTGTCCCAAAACTTATACCGATCTTTACAGGCGATGCTTTGGTCCGAGCTGCTTGGGGAGGGAGAGGGTCTGGGAAGACAAGATCATTTGCTTTGATGGCTGCTTTAAAAGGCTATCAATTTGGGATTGGAGGGATATCTGGGACCATTCTTTGTGCACGTCAATTTCAGAATTCGCTTGCAGAAAGTTCATTGGAGGAGATTAAGCGTGCCATTGAATCCTATGACTTTTTAAAAGACTATTACAAGGTTGGGGAATCTTCGATTAGATCAAATGATGGTCGCATAGCCTTTCAGTTTTCTGGACTAGACAGAAATATAGCCAGTATTAAGTCTATGGGTCGCATTTTGCTTTGTTGGGTTGATGAGGCAGAGCCTGTAACGGAGACTGCTTGGCAAACGCTTATACCAACATTGCGTGAAGAAGGGAAGGGTTGGCGTGCAGAATTATGGGTAACTTGGAACCCATTACGAGAGAGTTCCCCTGTTGAAAGGCGGTTTCGGTTTTCAGACAATGAGGCAATCAAGCGCGTAGAGATCAACTGGTCAGACAATCCGAAGTTTCCGAATATTTTGAATGAAGCGCGGCGTGATGACCTTAGAAATCGTCCAGAAACCTATAAGCATATATGGGAAGGGGCTTATCTTACAGCGGTTCAAGGCGCTTACTATCAAAAGGAAATGTTGGCAGCCGAGCAGGAGGGGCGGATAGGGCGTGTTTCTCGCGACCCTTTAATGCAGATACGCGCCTTTTGGGATATTGGTGGCACGGGAGCTAAGGCAGATGCTACGGCGATATGGATAGCACAGTTTATTGGCAAGGAAATTAGGGTGCTTGATTATTACGAAGCACAAGGACAGCCATTATCGGAGCACATAGGCTGGTTACGTCAAAATGGCTATGAGAAGGCATTGATGGTTTTGCCTCATGATGGTGCAACAAGAGACCGTGTGCACAATGTGAGTTTTGAGAGCGCTTTGAATGATGCTGGTTTTGAAACGCAAGTAATCCCTAATCAAGGGGCGGGTGCTGTTAAGATGCGGATAGAGGCAGTGCGGCGTATTTTACCTTCTGTTTGGTTTAATGAGAATACAACAGTAGCAGGTCGTAAGGCGCTCAGTTGGTATCATGAGAAATGGGATGAGAAGCGGGGTATTGGTTTAGGGGCAGAACATGATTGGTCCAGTCATGGGGCAGATGCCTTTGGATTAATGTGTGTGAGTTATGAACAGCCGGCGCAAAAACAGAAGAGACCAGCTTATAGTAGTAGAGAATCTTATGAAAGTACGTCATGGATGGCAGAATGATGCATGATAAAGAACATTTAGAGCAAGAGAATCACATCTCAGATTTGTCTACAGAAGGTTTGTTTCGTAAGCTTGTGAGTTGGTACAAAGAAGATGTGGAGCATGTAAATAAATGGCGTGAACATGCAAGGGAGGATTTTCGATTTTACAATGGTGATCAGTGGAATGATCAAGATTTAGCGGCTTTAAAAGAACAACGCCGCCCCGTTATGACTTTTAACCGTATTGCTCCGCTAGTTAACGCGGTTGTGGGTTCGGAACGCAATAATAAGCGAGAAGTGCAATTTATACCCCGTCAAGTAGGTAAGGCATTGCCTAGTGAATTGCTTACCGGTGCGGCCGAATGGTTTAGAGACGTGGCACATGCAGAATACGCGGATAGTGATGCTTTCCAAGATTCCGTCATTTGCGGTATGGGGTGGACCGATACGCGGCTTGATTATGAGAATAGTCTTGATGGTGAACCGGTAATTACACGTTTAGATCCATTGAAAATGGTTTGGGATAGTGCGGCAGTGCAACCGAATTTAACGGATGCGCAACGCATGTGGTATGTAGATCGCAAGCCCTTGGAAGTTGCCAAGCAGATGTTTCCCAAAGCCCATTGGAGTGAACTGAGTGCGGATTGGGCTCGTGATGGGGATGCTTATGAAAGTGGTCATCATAATGATCTTGAAGCTTATGATAATGAGAAGGGCATTGATGTTGAAAATGGCCGCCGGATGGTCATGCTTGTTGAATGCCGCTGGTTTGAAAGCGAGCGATATTACAAGGCGCCCGATTTAGAAACGGGTGAATTGCGTGATTATAGCGAAGAGGAATTTAAGCAGTTACAGTGCATGATGCCTAATATTCAAGGGGCAGCTTTCAATAAAAAGGTTGTAAGACGCGCTTTTTTAGGGAGAAAATTGCTTGAATCTCCTGATCAACCTTTGGTTCCAGCAGGTCAATTGGGTTGGGAGTGTATAACGGGGTATTTTGATAAAATAGAACGGCAATTTTATGGGGTTGTCCGCCCGACGAAAGATCCGCAACGGTGGGCAAATAAATATTTCAGTCAAGTTATGCATATCCTCAATAGTCAATCCAAGGGTGGGATAATGGCTGAGCGGGGGGCGTTTGAAGATGAAAGAGAAGCTGTAAGGAGTTGGAGCAGGGTCGATAGTATTACGGTTTTAAAAAATGGTGCTTTGGCAGGTGGAAAGATACAGCCTAAACCCGTAGCGCAATTTCCTGCAGGCTTTTTCCAACTGTTTAATGAAGCCAAAGAAGCGATTAACCAAGTTACGGGTTTATCGCCTGAGTTTATAGGCACGAGAGAAGTCTCACAAGCGGGGATTTTGGAAGCACAACGGCGTCAATCCAGTTTAAATCTGCTTGCTTGCCTGTTTGATGGTTTGCGTTTGTATCGCAAAAGGCAAGGCAAGATTATTTTACATCTTATACAGAATTATTTGTCTGATGGTCGATTGGTGCGGATATCGGGTGAGGAGAATGCGCAATATATTCCCTTAACACGTGAAGCGGTGATGAGTGTAGATTACGATATTGTAGTGGATGATGCACCAACCAGCCCGAATGAGAAAGAACGGACCTTTGGCATTATCACGCAATTATTACCGTTGCTTCAAAATGCTGTAACACCGGATATCATGCTTGATTTGCTTCGTTATTCGCCTTTGCCTGCTTCTCTGCTTAACCGTGTAAGTGAGAAGATGCAACAGCAGCAGCAAATGGCACAACAAGCCCAGCAACAGCAGATGGATCCGGAACAGGAAATGAAGTTGCAAGAAAAGCAACAGAATATGGCAACCAAAAGTCAGATGCAACAGATGGATTTGCAACAAAAACAGATTGAATTGTTCATGCGGCAAAAGAGAGCAGAATTGGAGGCAGAGATCATGCAACAGCGCCATGAGCTTGAGAGGCAACGTATTTATAATGAACAAATGCAAAATCAAATCATGCGTGAAAGAGCCGCCACATATCGAGGAAGAAACATTTGAGAGAGGTTAGAGAATGAATGCAGAAATGAATGAAGGTATGAATGAAGATTATAGAGTTGGAGCACCGGTTTTTGATGATGAGAGCTCTTTTGAGAACGATTACGAGGTCGAGACGGTTGAGAGTAATGATGCTACACCTCCAGAGCCGGTTGCAGAGCCGGTTGCAGAGCCGGTTGACAAACCTTCAGAAATCGTTTCTATGGATCGGCAACGTGCAGAACAACAAGCTAATCAGGCTCGTGAAGCCCTTGTCAAGTTTTATGAACATCAATCTCAATCGCCAGTAGTTGAAGGTGAAGGTGGACCTCCAGATCCGACACAAGACATTATTGGCTATATGGGTTGGATGGGGAAAAAACTTCAAGAGCAAGATGCTTATATTAGGGCACAACAGGATGTTCAAAGGCAAGCTATTGAATCCCACGAATTTAATGGATATTTGAACCAGTTTTTAGAAAGTTCTGTAACTTCTATCAAAGATAAATACAGTGACTTTGATGCCGCAGCAGATTTTCTTTATGAGATGCGTGCGAAGCAATTAAGTGCTTGGTCTTCTGTTTATCCAAATTATGCGCAACGGAGCACGATAGATGCGATTATAGGGGATGAATTACGAACGATTGTAGCGACCTGCGCACAAAAGGGGATAAATCCAGCAGAAGAGCTTTATAGGATAGCGCAAAATCTTGGTTATCAAAACCAAGGGATGCAAGCTAATAATCAAGTTGCAGCGCTTCAAAGCCGTCAGAATTCTGCGAGAACCTTAACAGCATCTGGAGGAGGGGGGAGCACAGGTCCTATGACTAAAGAAACTCTTGCGAATATGTCAGAAAAAGAATTTAACACGTGGATATCCAATCCGAAGAATGAAGCCCGTTTTTATGAAATTATGGGTGCAGACCCTGATTAGGTAATAAGTTTTCCAACATAATCCGCCTTAATGCGGGTTTTCCACCGGCTTAAAGCCGGTTTTTTACAGCAAAGAAAGGTGAAATTAATGGCAACAACACATATAGGAACTCATGATCCGCAATCGGTGAAATTGTGGTCCCAGAAATTAAGCAATGAAGTTTTAAAAGCGACAAAAATTGCCCCTCTTATTGGCAAAAGTTCGAACAGCATTATCCAGCTTTATAACGAAACCCATAAGAGCGCAGGGGATAGTGTTACGTTCAGTTTGCTGGTCAATCTTTTTGGAGACGGTGTCACGCAAGGCGAAACCTTAGAGGGCAATGAAGAAGCGCTTCAATTTATGAACGATCGATTGGTGATTAACGAGCTCTTACATGCAGCGCGTGTTGCCAATGATGACTCGATTGATCAACAGAGAATCCTTCCGAATTTACGTAAGAAAGCGAAAGAAGGCTTGGTTCGCTGGTATGCCAATCGTTTAAGCATCATGTTTTTTCTTCAAGTGTGTGGTTATACAGCGCGTACGATCAGCGTTGATGGTCGAGAAGTTTACATTAAACCTGTTCATTATGGCTTTAATGAAATCATGGCACCAAGCAGTGAGCGTATTATCCGCCCTGATGGTAAAACCAAGGATGAAGAGCTTACCGATAAAGCCAAACATAGCTTTAGTTTGAAGCTTATTGATGAAGCAGTTAAACAAGCAAAACTTGCCAATCCGCAAATTTCTCCTGTTCATGTTAATGGCGATGATGTTTATGTTTTGTATTTGCATCCAACACAAGTTATGCAATTGCGCACTAATACAGAAGCTGGAGAATGGTTAGATATCCAAAAATCGGTTTATGCAACCTCTCGTGCAAAGAACCCGATTTTTGATGGTTCACTAGGCATGTATAATGGTGTTGTTTTACGTGAAGCTATACATGTCACCCATGGTGTTAAATCGACAGATCATACAGCGTTTAAGGGTGTGCGTCGTGCGGTTTTCTTAGGTGCGCAAAGTGCGATTATAGGTTTTGGGAAAAATCACAGTGCAACGCATTACACACTTAAAGAAGAATATTTTGATTATGAACGTGAATTTGGTGTTGCAGCCAAGACTTTGATAGGGATGAAGAAAACTCGTTTCCAAATGCCGGGTAGTGCACAGAAAGCGCAAGATTTTGGAACGATTGTTATTCCTACCTACAGCGGTGAAGCAGCAGCGTAATCATTGAGGAGACAAGATATGGCAGATTATTTACCACAGCCTTTACAAGGGAGAAATCTTCATACTCAGCAAGTGAGTTTTTTGCGTTTGAATATTTCGCATAAAGAGAAGAATCTTACAACGAAAATCGGGGTATTGCCTCGAGGTGCTTTGATCACTTCCATAAAAGCGTTTGTGAAGACAGCGTTTTCTGAGACGAAATTGAAGATTGGCAGCACTTATGGCGGAAATGAGTTTGGCGAAAAAGATATCAAAAACCAAAATACGCAAGATTTTACGCCAACAGATCAAAAGGTTTTTGCTCCAGAGGATAAAGAGATGATCCTTTATGCTACCAGAGATAAAACCACTGATGCTGGTAAATGTGTTGTGGTTGTGCAATTTGTGACAAATCATTGAGGAGACAAGATATGGCAGATTATTTACCACAGCCTTTACAAGGGAGAAATCTTCATACTCAGCAAGTGAGTTTTTTGCGTCTTAATTTTAGCTATGAAGATAAAGAAAATGTATTGAAGATAGGCACTCTTCCTCGAGGTTCTTTGATTACTTCGATTAAAGTGTATGTCAAGACGGCGTTTTCGGACACGAAGGTTAAAATAGGGAGCACTGCTGGAGGAATTGAATTTGGTGAAGCAGAAATCAAACAACAGGCAGTGAAAGAAGTTAAACCTAGCAATCAAAAAGAATTTGTTCCCTATGATAAAGAGGTCACGCTTTATGCAAAAGCAGATAAAACAGTACAGGCAGGTCAAGCAAGTATAGTTGTTGAGTTTGTAACCAATCACTAAAATTGAGGGGAACGACCTATTAGCTTCCCCTCAGTTTATGAATTAGAAGACTGTACAGAAAGTTGTAGATTAAGAGCAGATAAGACAGCGACAAAGGTAGAAAGCTTAGGGTCACCTGTTTTGCTTAAAGAACGGTATAACCCACTACGTTCGCGATTGGTTGCTTTTGCTAAGGCGCGCATATTTTGTGCACGAGCAACAATACCAAGGGCATCCGCTATATGAGCAGCATCACCAGTTTTGAAGGCTTCATTTAAAAAGAATTCTTGAGATTCTGGAGTTGTGAGGTGTTTTTCAAAGTTAAAGGTTTTCAATTTCATTTTTAAGATCCTCTAAAATAGATAAGGCTTTTTGAATATCATTAGATTGTGTGGATTTATTACCACCCCAAAGCAATATAACGATTTTATCGCCTTTTTTTGTGAAATAAATTCTGTAACCAGTACCATAGTGGATACGTAATTCACCTATGCCATTAAAAAACTTCACATCACCCAAAAGTCCTGAACGAATTCTATGAAGTCTTGTAAGAATTATATCGGCAGCTTTTCTGTCTTTAAGCTTTTCTAACCATTCATCGAATTCATCTGTTGTTTTTATTATCGCTACCATTGGTGCATTATAGTGCACACAGTATGTAATGTCAAGTTAGTTTATAATTTTTGTATCATTGAAAAGGTATTTTGATGACGCGTCATTATATTCGGGTTAAAACAGGGGGAGCAATACCGGCGAGCCAAAATGTTTATCGTCATAGGAGAACGCTTTCGCATTTGGTGTCGGTTATCCAAGATGAGATTGATGACACCACGGATGAGTATGTCGTGCAAATACAAGAAAGTATATTTTCTGCTATTCGTTTTTGTGAGAGAGAAAGTTTTTACTTTAACGAAAGCCGTTATGTTGTGTTTCAGACACGTGCGGGACAGAGTGTTTATGATGCAATGGATAGCCGCGATATTGAAAGTGCTGTTAAAATAAAAACATTGTTTCTTAATTCAGGGCATAAGAAGATTGAATTGGAGCGCAGAATCCATCGTTCCTTAGAATCTTCATTATCCTCAGGACAGCAGGGAACGCCATTTTGTTACAGTTATTTTGATCGGAAATTACATTTTTATCCCACACCGGATAGGGCTTATCAGATTCAACTTCTTCTTTCTCCACAGCGCTTCTCAGAGATAGAGAGTATTGATGAGGAGCATCCATGGTTTATCTATGGGTTTGATTTGATCAAAGCGCGTGCAAAATATGAACTGTACAAGAATATTTTGAAAGACCCCGATTGTACAACGGCAGCTTACAATGACTTTAATGAACAGTTGCATGAATTGCGTGCAGAGACGTCTCAACGTCATAACGTGACCCGAATAATACCAACGGATTTTTAAGATGGTTTATTTTCCAGTAGCCGATTACAGACCGGATGTTGCGGTTGTCAACGGCAGTTTTACGGATACACTTGTGAATGTTTTACCGGCCGATGGCGGTTATATACCCATGCCTAATGCAATGGTTGTTTCTAATCCTTTGGAAGAAAAGCCCTTGGGTTCAATCGCCTTTAGAAGTGGTAATGGTGTTAAGATAATCGTAGGAGGAGCTAAAAAGCTTTATGCTTATGATAGCCAAACGCGTAGTTGGCAAGACATCAGTCAAAATGGTGTGACGTATCAGGCAAATGATGAGAACAAATGGTCGTTTGTGTTGTTCGGTGATGTTGTCATTGCGGTGAATAAAAATGATAAACCGCAAGTTTTAAAGGTTCGCAATTCTCAACAATTTGAAGATTTAGGAGGCAATCCCCCCAAAGCAGGTTTGGTGAAAGTTTGGGGCGATTTTGTTTGTTTGATGCAATTGACAGATAATCCTAATCGTATCCATTGGTCAGGTCTCAATGATGCGACACATTGGACGGTTGGTGTTAAAGATTGTTATTATCATGACTTTAATGATGGTGAACATGTGCAGGGTGCAACAGAATCGAGCAATCCAATTGTTTTTCTACGTTCTGCTGTTTATGCCGGTTCTTTTACGTTAGGGTCTAAGGTTCCATTCATTTTTCAAAAGCTACAAGACAAGCGTGGGGCAAGAAGTGCAGCATCTATAGCCTGTCGTGGTAGTGATGCCTTTTTTGCTGGTGATGGCGGCTTTTATCAAATGAGTACTGATGGTCAACTTTTATCGATAGGCTTTGAAAAGGTCGACCGAACAGTGTTTTCGACCTTTGATAAGCTGGCTCTTGATGAGATGAAAGCGGTGATAGACCCTGTTCATAATCGCGTTTACTGGTCCTTAAAAAGTTACAATAACGAACAAACTACCTTTGTTTACGATTGGGGTTTGCAGAAATGGTCGACGATCCAGGGAGAGCCTTTCATGTTCTTTCCAGTGTTCACGGCAGGCTATACTTTAGACCAATTGGATGAGGTTTCGATCAATCTTGAGGCATTGCCGGCTTCTTTAGACAGCCCCCGTTGGCAAAGTGGCGCTCCAATGCTTGGTGCTTTGGATGAAAACAATCGGCTTGTTATGTTTACAGGAGCCCCGATGGAGGCAACGGTTGTTTCACAAGAGATGGGGGCACCGGATGGAAGTTTTAACTTTATCACGAAAATGTTTGCCGAAGTTGATACGACGCAAGGTTTTGTAAGCATAGGGGAACGTCGTCTTCGCAATAATCAGGCACCGATCACATGGCATAAGGAGAGGGTGTGTTCATATGTCACGGGCGCTTATCACGGTCGTTCGCGCAATCGTTATCACCGGTTTAAATTACGCATTCCTAAGGATGAACCTTGGACAATGATAACGGGTTTTAATGTGGATTTACATCCTTTTGGTAGGGGGTAATGGCAAAAGTCTTTTTGACCAGTTCTTGGGATATGGAGCGTATAACCCCTTATCTTGAAGAAATCGTTGCATCTTTTAATGAGTATGTAGAGCGTTTCAAACATGAAATTACGTTGCAAGAACTCATTGAATCTATTTGCAGTGGTAAGAAACAGTTATGGCTTGTTTTGGATGATGAAGAGCGATTTTTAGCGGTAGTCACGACCCAGATACAACAGACAGTTTTAGGAAGGAAGCGCGCTCTGATTTGTGAGTGTAGTGGCAATGGCGTTCTTGATTTGGTTGACAATTTACAAGTTGCAGAAGATTGGGCGCGTGAGAATGGCGCTTTTGAGATAGAGATCTTGGGGCGTTTAGGTTGGAAGCGCGCATTGGAAAAGCAAGGCTATGGCATAGATATGCTTTATTACAGGAAGGAATTATGAAATGGGGAGCAAAAAACCAACAACAACAGAACAGAAGCAGGTGCAGACAAGCACTCCTCCCGCTTGGATGGAGAATGTATTTAAGCGTGGGGGTAGGGATGCGTATCAAATGTATGACACAGGGATTGGGGGTAATGTGTATAGGGGACCTCGTATTGCCCCGTTAAGTGATCAAACGCGCTATGGTATTAGTGGTTTTGGGAGTATTCCTCATCATTATCAAAATCGCTCTTTGATGAATACAATCTATAATCCAACGTCGGCAGCCATGAATCTTCAACATATGGCTTCTGGTGGTATGATGGGAGAAAATTCGTATTTCAAACGAGCACTTCAAGAAGCGTTAGATGACTCAGATACTCAAATTAACAGATATTTCTCAGGGATTGGTCGTTATGCAACTCCGGATCACAGAGAGGAAGTGCGGAAAGGAAGAGATTCTATATATGCTCGTGCTATGTTAGAGCAATTTAATCGTGATGCGGATCGCATGATGCAAGCCAACGCCATTATAGACCAAGCCAATCAAAATCAGTTGGGAGCATCAAATAACTTCTTACAGGGTTATGGCAATGCTTATTCCAATGCTATACAGGGGGGAGGAGTGCTTGATGCTCACAATCAAAGAGTTATTGATGCCAATCGTGAACATTGGCTGGAACAAGACAATAGTGGCTGGAATAGGTTGAATATGCTTATGAACGCCGGTCATGGCTTTGCAAGAGATTACGGCACGACGATGAATAATCATACAATTTCTAAGATAGAGGGCAATAATCCGTGGAAAAATGCAGGGACTATAGGTTCTTTAGCACTTCAAGCAGCACCGGTGGCTTTTGGTTACATGGCAGGTGGTCCAATGGGAGCAGCGTTGGCAGCAGGAGCCCCCTATGCTTTTTTAGATTACATGAATCAAAAGTGAGCTCTGTAGAATAGTTAAAGAATAGTTTTGTAGGAGAGTGTGATGGCATTTCCATTATTATTTCCATTATCTTTTGCAGGTTTAATGTCTGCGAGAGCTGCACCTCATATTTTTAGGTATTTTGCTCCTAAAGCGGTTACAGGGGCGAATAGATTGGGACAATTAATAATAAATAGCCCCGTGGGGAAATTAGCAAAAAAGTACCCTAAAGCCACTGCATTTACGGTTGGGGGATCAGCTATTGAAAGTATGATTACACCAGAGAAAGCACATGCTCCATCCAACCCCTATTTACAGAATAGTCTGAATCCATATGGACCATTTATGCCCTATACGGCTCCTAGAACAGAAATGCCTCTTGGATTTGATCAACATCCACCCATGCCAAGTGCACTAGAGAATACTCCACAAGAACTAAAACCTCATGTTAATGAACAAACGCAATCATTAGCACCCGCTTTCCCAACATCGCCTCCTGAACCAACAGATGCAGAGAAATTTTTACAGTCCAATACTTATAAGTTTTTTCAATCAGATGCGTATCAGAAACTCAAAGATCTTTTTGCAGGTATGGCAGAATCTTCATCAGACGGTTCTGGGTGGGATGCGCTTGCAAGTGGTGTGAAGCGTCTTAATGAAGGTGATAAACAAAGAGGGCAGGTTAATCAGACCGTCGAATACCTAAAATCTAAAGGCTATAGCGAAGAAGAAGCGCAGTTCATGGCGGGGAATAAAGATGCATTGAATGCTTTTCTATTACAAAAAGTGAACGGTGGTTATGACGCTAGATCTAAAGAAGAATTGGATCGCTTACGAGAAACGATAGAGCTTAAAAATAGTGAAGCTATCAGTAGTAATACACTCCATGACATTGAACGTTTTATGAATTATATAGAAGAGACTGGTGAATGGGCTACAGGTAATTCGGCTGCTTTACAAGCTAAATTAGGTGTTCCTCAACACCGTGATATGAGTTCACTGCTTGATTCCATTAAAAACCGTATAGGTATTGACCGTTTAGAAACGATGAGGCGGTATTCACGTAATGGCGCATCAGGTTTGGGTAACCTCACAGAAAAAGAGCTTGATATATTAAAGAGCTATTTAGGAGAGATAAAGTACAACTTGGGTCATAAAGAGCTGTTGTTTAGATTGAAAAAAATCCATGAGATTTTGGGTAAGATGAAATCAGACGTATTATCCTTGTTAGAAAACGGCAACATTGCATTAACGCAAGAGAATGTTGATAAAGTCACATCCCAATTGCATTCTACAGGTTTTCAGAAAGGATATAACAGTCAGTTACCAAAGATGGGTGTAGAAGAAGCAACAAGAAACGGGAACATAACTTACTTTATTGATAGTTCTAATGGTAAAGTTCTGGTTAAGGAGAAATAGTAATGGACCCTTATAAGACTTCTGGTGTGACTAATTCTCAATATGTATATGCTAAGAATGGAACACGTTTTCGTGTAGTTGAAGATCCTGCTGAGATTGAAAAGATTATAAGATCACATACTAACAATTCTTCTTCATCTTCTCCTCGATATGTATATGCTAAGAACGGAACACGTTTCCGCGTAGTTGAAGATCCTACTGAGATTGCGAAGCTATCTAATTCTTTTTCTGAAGGTCAACAAAATACAGCAGATCAATCAACTACAACAGATGATTTCTCATTTGATGATAAAGATCTTACGTGGTGGGATGCTGTTAGAAGCCATGGTACATCTGGTCTTACAGCAGGGTACAGTGATGAGATACAGGCGGCGAATGAAGCAGGTTTTACAGATTATTGGCGTGGTGATAAGAAAGCAGAAGAGGTTTATAATAGAAGAGTAGCCAAGGAACGTGCTTACCAAAAAGCCTTGCAAGAAAAACATCCATGGTTGTCTTCTGGTGCTTATATTGCTGGTTCGATTTTACCAACATTAGCATCTTTTGGTATCCCCGCATTAAATTTTTTGCGAGCAGGATCAACTTTAGGAAGTTTGGGTAGGGGAGCTCTTGTTGGGGCGGGTTCTGGCGCTTTACATGGTTCTGGTGCAGGAGAGGGGTACAATGATACGGTGAACTCGGCGTTAGCTGGTGCTGCGGGTGGCGCTGTTTTGACACCGGTTGCTACTTTAGGAGGTATGGGAATTTCTAAGGTAGTTCGTGGTGCAGGAAATCTTGTAAAGGATACTCCAATTATAAGGAGAGTTTTTAATCCAGATCGTAAAGAGGTTTCCAATAAAGCTTTGAGAGAAGTTGCTAAACAGCTTTACGATAATAAAACGAAAAACCTCACTGAACGCCTTGAGAAAGAACCTCATGAGGTATTTTTGACAGACATTAATGAAAAACTACGACAGGCTTTGTGGAATTCATCTAAAACCAATGAAGATGTTTATAATATTTTGAAACAAGCGCATAAGAAAAGATTAGGCGGTTCTGTTCAACGTCTTGATGATGTGATGGAGCAGATAATTGCGCCATACCAGCATAGAGATACTTTAAGCAGGACGCTTAAATGGCAAGGAAAAGAAGCGCATGATCATCTCTATGAACAAGCAAGGCAAACTCCAATAGGACAAGAGCATTATCCAGCTCTTAATAAACTTTTTGAAAATAAAGGGTTTCAAAGAGCCCTCAAAGAAGCTGTTAAGACTTTAGAAGAACATCCCCTCAGTATAAATCCTAGACGATTTTATGATAGAAGGTTTAGCAGTATAAACTATAAACCTACGATAGAGTTATTAGATCAAACCAAGAAGTCTCTTGATGATTTAATCAAAAAAAGTGAAAGATTTGGCGATAACCAAAAGATTTTAGGATACGAAATCCTCAAACAGGATTTAGTAAAAATAATGGATGAAATCTCTCCTACTTATAAAGCAGCACGCGATAGTGCAGCAAAGTTCAAAGACTTTGCAGATAGTTTTGAGAAGGGTAGGCAAGCTTTTGGCACGAAACTTGAAAAAAGTGTTGAGAGGGATGCAGTTAAGGAAAATCTCTATAAAGGCAATTGGGCAGATAAAAACAATACCTATAAGATGGGTATGAGAGATGCATTAGATGATTTACTTACCAAAAATGATGACCCTATTAATGAATTTTCTAAACTTTTAAAACAAAATCTTGCATCTGAGAATCTTGAAAAGATCATAGGACCTAAACGGTTTTCTACTTTTAAAAAGGCGGTAGATCAAGAAAAGTTCTATTCCGATGCGTCAAAAAAAGGTTATCAAGAATTTGAAGGCGTTCCTGAGGTTTCTCTTGTTGATGGAGTTCGTGTACCACAGAGTATTCCTGATATCCCAGTTCAAGGCTTTAAATTAGTACGAAATATATTTTTCCACCCGAATGCCCCGGAGGCGCTACGGGCAAGGCAAGAGCTAGAGCGCGGAATAGCAAAGTTAGCAACTTTTGGCGTTAAAGGAATGGAGAGAAATGAAGTTGCACAACTGATTCAAAGCGCTTTGAAGTGGCATCACAGAGGAGTGTTAACAGATGGGGGCTTTAAGCTTGTTTCTAGAGCTATAGCAAAAGGGCTAGGTCCTAGTGCTTCAATAGAGTATGCGAAATGACCCGTTATAGACCTTCCGTAGATCAAGCGATACGTCAGACAGCAGCACGTTATGGCTTGCCAGAGAGTTATTTATACCGTGTTGCACAAGTGGAAAGTGGAGGCAATCCCAATGCAAGGAATTCCCGTTCTTCGGCGGGTGGGTTGTACCAATTTATAGACAGCACAGCCAAACAATATGGCTTGCAAGATCGTTTTGACCCCATGCAAGCGGCAGATGCCATGGGACGGTTGACCCTTGATAATCGCAATCATTTAAGCCGTGTTTTGGGAAGAGCACCCAGTGAAGCAGAATTGTATTTAGCACATCAACAAGGGGCAGGAGGAGCCGCCCGCCTTTTACAAAATCCCCATGCCAATGCAGCGCAAATTGTTGGCAGTAATGCGGTTGGTTTGAATGGTGGCAACAGCAGTATGCGTGCAGGTGATTTTGTCAACCGCGTGCTACAGATGTATGGGAGGAATCCTTATAGAGCAAGTCCTATAGCACAGGGTGGTTTTGGCAATAGAGACAACATGTTAGAGGTTTTACGGGTATTAGTAGCATCACAAGAAGAGTCTTCGGAAGAAGAAGAGAGTGGTGATGATAATCCTTTGATGACGCAATTCATGCAGGCATTTTACGGACCATTTTATCGGAAGTAGGATTCACAGTTATGTCAACGATTTATGATTGGTCGCTTAACGCGTCGGATAATACGCGTTCTGATTCTTTGATTGATTGGTCAGAAGGACAGCATCCTAGCAGTGTTAATAATAGTGCTCGTGTGATGATGCAAAGGGTACGTGAGTATTTATCAGACACGAGTGGAGTGCTTGAAGGGAATGTTACGGTTAATAATGATCAAACGACTTTGATAAGGCTTGAAAGTGCATCACAGTTTTTAGCGTACAAGAATGGGATATCGTTTTGTTTTAAAGCGACGGGTAAGAATGTTGGGGCGACAATGATTGCTTTGAATAACTTAGCTGCTCAACCCGTTTATAAAGCAACAGAAACCGGTTTGTCGGCTTTATCAGGAGGGGAGATTCAACAAGGTTGCATTTATACATTGGTTTACAGGTATGAAGGTTGGCATCTTGTTAATCCTACACCTATTTTTTCAGAATTGGAAAAAATCAGTCTTTATCCCACAGGCTTTATAGGGGCATTTGGGATGCGCAGTATTCCTGAAGGTTGGTTATCCTGTGATGGGAAATCTTATTTGCGCCGCGATTATAGTGATTTGTTTGAGATGATAGGAACGGTTTGGGGTGAAGGGGATGGTGTTGAGACGTTTAATGTTCCTGATTTGCGTGGAGTTTTTTTGCGTGGAGTTGATAATGGACGCAATATAGATCCTAATCGTCTTTTTGGGAGTCTACAGGCAGATTTAGTGCAGTCCCACCAACATAAAGGTCAGTCTATTTCGAGATCTCATTTTACGAGCAATGAAAATTATTGGGATGGAAATACGACCGTTGTATTGGGTTATAGGGCAGGCTTTTTTGAACGTTGGGGGTTATCGAAGTTTACAGGTGTAGATTCTGAGAATATACGTGGCTACATTACAGAGCCCTATAACTTTGATGATAGTAAAGATGTTATTTTGAAAAGTTTTGGCGACAGTGAGACGCGTCCTGTAAATGTTTCTTTACTGTTTGCGATCAAGACATGAGGTTAAGATGTCAACAGTTTATGATTGGTCTTTAACGGCCTCTAAGAATGCCTATAGCGATTCTTTAATTGATTGGTCGGAGGGACAACGTCCTAGCAGTGTTAATAATAGTGCTCGTGTGATGATGCAAAGGGTACGTGAGTATTTATCAGACACGAGTGGAGTGCTTGAAGGGAATGTTACGGTTAATAATGATCAAACGACTTTGATAAGGCTTGAAAGTGCATCACAGTTTTTAGCGTACAAGAATGGGATATCGTTTTGTTTTAAAGCGACGGGTAAGAATGTTGGGGCGACAATGATTGCTTTGAATAACTTAGCTGCTCAACCCGTTTATAAAGCAACAGAAACCGGTTTGTCGGCTTTATCAGGAGGGGAGATTCAACAAGGTTGCATTTATACATTGGTTTACAGGGATGAAGATTGGCAAGTTTTAAATCCTACGCCTGTTTCTTTATTGCAAAGACCGGTTATACCTGTTTGTCCACCAGGGACAATAGTGGCTTTTGGGATGCAAGTTTTACCGAAAGGCTGGTTGTTATGTGATGGAAAGGCTTATTTGCGTAGTGAATATAGGGCTCTTTATGACGCGATAGGGACCAGGTGGGGGAGCAGTGAGAATTATAGTAAGTTTAATGTTCCTGATTTGCGTGGAGTTTTTTTGCGTGGTGTTGATAATGGTGGAGGTTATTCTGACCGCAGGATAGACTACCTGCGTTATTTAGGCACATTACAAAATGATAGTATGAGAAAGCATGATCATTCTGGGGCAAAATTTACTTTTTTAAATAATGATGGCCATACGGATAATTGGTATGGTAATGTAACGGTTTTTTGGGGGTATGAGTTTAATGAACAGCAAAGGTTAAAGTTAGCTGAATATTTGAAGGTGAGTGCAAAGGATATACGTCTTAATCATAAGATGACCTTTCCCATTTCTTATATACATATGCGTGATGTCGCTTTGGAAAGTTCTAGCGACAGTGAAACACGTCCGATTAATATGAGTGTTGTCTTTGGGATTAAGACGTGAGGTTAAGATGTCAACGATTTATGATTGGTCGCTTAACGCGTCGGATAATACGCGTTCTGATTCTTTGATTGATTGGTCAGAAGGACAGCATCCTAGCAGTGTTAATAATAGTGCTCGTGTGATGATGCAAAGGGTACGTGAGTATTTATCAGATACGAGTGGAGTGCTTGAAGGGAATGTTACGGTTAATAATGATCAAACGACTTTGATAAGGCTTGAAAGTGCATCACAGTTTTTAGCGTACAAGAATGGGATATCGTTTTGTTTTAAAGCGACGGGTAAGAATGTTGGGGCGACAATGATTGCTTTGAATAACTTAGCTGCTCAACCCGTTTATAAAGCAACAGAAACCGGTTTGTCGGCTTTATCAGGAGGGGAGATTCAACAGGGATGTGTTTATACAATTATTTATGATGAAGATATAACAGGTTGGCAAGTTCTCAATCCCACAAGAGTGAAAGTTTTTTCTTTGAAACGTTTACCTTCTGGTCTGATAGGTTCATTTGCAATGGAACGGTTGCCGGAAGGTTGGTTATTATGTGATGGGAAATCTTATTCACGGTTTGTTTATTGGGATTTATTTTGTGCGATAGGAACGGTTTGGGGTGAAGGGGATGGTGTTGAGACGTTTAATGTTCCTGATTTTCGAGGGATGTTTTTACGGGGTCTTGATGATGAACGCAATATAGACCCTTGGCGTTCTTTTGCGAGTTTGCAAGGTTATTCTTTAAAATCGCATGAACATTTTATCGGTCCAGCATTTCCCGATGGTGGTTCTTCTCGAAATAAACGCGATGTTTCTTCTACTGAAGCGCTTGTGACAAGGCGCAAGAGAGCTATAGATGAAGAGTGTTTAGGCTTAGACGGGGATGCTTTGAACAAGTGTAATCAAGAATTTGACCAAATAGCAGAAAGTCCACAGGTAGAGACTCCCTTTTGGTTTACAGAAAAAGACAAGCCGCCGCGTTTACCTTGGTTTATGAGGAACCTTCTTTCTGGTTTTTTATATCATTCGACACCTATAATAGAGGGAGTTCATGACCAAGAACATCATGAACATTATCTTATGGCAGAGATATTTGGAGGTGCAGAAACGCGTCCAGTTAATGTGAGTGTAGTTTATGGGATCAAAACATGAGGAGTTGAAATGTCATTAAAACCGTTTGCGATATCAGAGCTTAGCGACCCGTCTCAAGTACGGGTTGTTTTGTATTCAGGAGGCGGATTTGTACATGCGCCGCTTCATGGGGTTTTTGATTTACTGAAAGCAGCTTTGAAAATAGAGCTTGCTGGTTCAGTGAAAGATTTAGAGAAGCGCTTAGATACCTTAAGAGATGTAATATCAAAAAACGAAACAAAGTCAATATGTTGTTTGCAATTATTTTATATGAATCCACTTAAGAATCCATCCTTTTATGTATGATTCATTTGACCATTTTTTATATAAGATTGGCATGTATGAATAGATCCT